CGGATACTCATTATAATCTCCTATGGGTTTTCAAATTTAGTTACGTCAGTAGCAATGTACTTACTACCATCTTCTCTTTCAACAAGAAAGTCTTCACCATTCTGTACACGTGTAGTGTATTTAGTTAGATCTTCTTTAAATTCTTTTTCAGTTACTTCTATCATACGTTACAACAAATGTCTTTTTCTTGCATGTATCTTATTGAATCTTGACAACCGCCAAGATTCTCACCGTTTAATACTACTTGAGGGAAGGTAGCATAAGTGCCAAACTGTTCATGAAATGATTTATAATCAAAATGTTCACCAAGTTTATATTCAACATAATTTAATCCTGATAAATTTAATACTTCTATGATCTGTTGACAATATGGACATCCATCCTTAGAGTATACGGTGAAATTTTTCATGTTTCTTTTATGGCAGCTAAGTAATCGTTGTTGAATAGTTCTAACCCTTTTTCGGTTAGGACATGATCATACATTTTATCAAAGACTTTAACTGGTAAAGTGCATACGTTTGCACCATACTCAAAGGCTCTACCTACATCCCTGACGTTTCTAATAGAAGCAGCAAGAATTTGGGTTTCAACATCATGCCTTTTATATGTATTAGCGATGTCTTTTACAAGGCATAGACCCCCAAAAGAATTATCATCTACTCTACCTACAAAAGGAGAAACATATGATGCACCTGCCTTAGCAGCAAGTATTGCCTGTGATACTGAGAACACAAGAGTTACATTAGTAAGTATACCATCATGACTCAATTCATAGCAAGCTTTTAATCCCTCACGTGTGCATGGTACTTTAATTGTAACATTATCACTAAGATCAATGAAAGGTTGTGCTTGTTCTACCATCTCATCAGCAGTATCTGCTACTACTTCAGCAGAAATAGACTCAAGGTTAGGACATACTTGATAGATCTCTTCTATCACATCACTCTGTTGCCTTCCTGACCTGAGTATGAGAGTAGGGTTAGTGGTAACACCATCAACCAGACCAGTCTTATACCCATCAATAATTTGATCCACCTCTGCGGTGTCTAAAAATATTTTCATTTTATAAATTTCTCAAAGGTTCCATTTTTAAGAACTGTTCGTTCATATTATAGAACAGTTTATAGTTTGTTGTGTTAACCCAGTACCCTACTATGTCCGAACCATCACAATGGTATCCATATCCTGTGACTGATTCTGTAACTCCATCAATACGAAACCCCTTGCTACTATTGATGTAAGATCCAAATTTTTCTTCTAGGTTAATCATCTCTCCTCAAAGGTCATTTTACGGACTTTGCGTTTGCGTCTATCCTCTTGGTATTTTAACTCATCACTGGAGAAAAGTGATGAATTCTTAACATTCTTATTAAATTGTAACAGTTCTACTTTAGACATGTCATTTGCAGACACAGTATCTCCATGCAGTGATGTCATGTTAGGACAACCACAACAAACAAATTTATCAGATTGAACTACCATCTCCTTGCCACAAGCAAGGCATTTAACACCTGTCATTTTTCCTTAAAATAATCTTTCCTGTAGTAACGTCCTAAGATGTTACTATTATAATATGCTGGCGTACCGTCTTCTAATGCTTCAGTCAGCACATCATTTATAAAGAGTGCTCTAGTTTCGGCATAGTTTGTTCTGCCTTTGGTGGTGTGGAGACTGATGATTTCTCTCTTGAATAACTCGTTCCCAAGTAACTTTCTATCTGCTTTAAGTTCGTCAGAGCTTCCATAGTATTTCTTCCATGCACTCTCAGACGTAACCCTTCTCTTACCACCTCTAGGTTTACGGGACTGATAGAAGTATTTTCTTCCGATGTATTGCTTGCCAGTTTGTAGATTAGTAATCCTGTAGACAAAACCGACGAAAGAGTCAATGTCGTTAGTAGTAAAAGTTGTACCTTTATAGGTCCAGGGGTTCTCATAATCTCCTTCACCCACTGCGGTCTTTGCGGTGGTTTCCATCCTAAAATCTTCATTTTATTCCTCAGTATTTATATCTCCTTCTGGGAGACCCATAGTTTTATATTCAAGCTGCTGTTTTAGAAAGAGAACCTCATCTTTGAGGTTCTTGTTCTGTTTCTCTAGTACTTCGATATGTTCTTCGTAAACAATAATCATATCTTGTAGTCGTTGATTTTCATTCTCCAGATCCCAATCCATTGGGGTTAATGTAACCCTTGCACATAAAGGCTACGTATATTATATATGAGACTTTATATTAATTTTATATGTTAAACCCACCGTGTAACCGTAACTTCTATACTATTATCATCCATTTCCCACTCTTCAGCAACCTGCCATCCATCTTCTTTAACTGTGTTGTGAACAGTCATCCGAGCATACTGCTGAGTTACCTTATCAATGAATCTTTCTGGTGGAATAGGTTGTTTCCAAGTTTGAAGATCTGTAACGAGTTCGTAAACACCTTCCTTGTTACGTCTGAATCCAATGTCATCACCAACAGCAACATCAACTTTCCATAGTCCGTGCTCGTGGTCAAAAGGATTCTCTAACTTAACATCAACCTCTACGTTATATTGTAGCAGTTCTAGTGCTTCAATCAGTTGTGGCTTGTGTTTGATCTTGGTTTTGATTGTGCTGAAGTGTGACATTGTTATAGTATTCTGGTTTAAATTCTCTGGTTACTACTGAACCTAGTGCATCTTCAATAGATTCGGTAAGTTTTAAACACTCACCTCCCTGTTCTCCTACAACCTCTTCGGTTACAGTACCATCTTGATTAATTATAAATTTTATCATTTGTTGTTTCATAACGGTATTAGTACAGATCCTGGATCAGATAGGTTCGTTAAGTCCCAAGCAAGTGTGATTCTAGGAGTGTCAGTATTATGCACTGAAGTAAAGTGTGGTACTGTTCCTGGAAACAAAGTTATTGTGCCTGGTTTGTTATTACTATAGAATTTATAACCATCTTCCAGTTGATATAATGGATGACAGTATATAGTTTGTGATTCGTCACAAGTTATAACCATATTACCTGCAAGATATGAATGAGGATGTGTCGAATGGATATGGTTTCCAATCTTCTCACCTCTTCTCAACACATTAAACCAAGCACGTATAAGTATCTTACCTTCATGCCTGTAATTCTTATGTAATACTTTTCTATTATATTCTTTATGGAATTTCTTAATAACCTTACGTAACTTAGTTAGTTCAGAACACTCATCTTCCCATTGGAATATATTATACTTTCGTAACCTTTGTGTTAAGGTTGGTGCTTGAGGAGCGACATCAGGTTCTGGTTCACACCCATCAAGTATAGACTCCTCTTTGGATAGAAAGAAATCTCTCAGTACATCCAAATCTAAGTCCCAACCTATACTTTCAAAGACACACCAACGGGTTTCCTTTGGTGCATAAGGTGTTTGTGGTGGTGGACAATCAAAGATCATCATGTTTCTATCACCAACACCATCTTCAGTTTCAAAGTTATTATTAGTGATGTACATATTTACATCAGCAATATCATTGTTCATATTTTTTAATGCTCTGTTCCCATTCCTGTAGGGATGATGAAACATCAGGAGGTTCGGGATCCTTGATCCCTTTGATCTTCTTCCATTTATTATGAAGTGCTTGCATCATCCATGACTGAGCAAGACTCTTGGGACCATTCTCCAAGAGGTCTAGTTCATATTTGGATGAGGTATATCCTTTATATTCTTCACGCCAGTCTGGTTCTGGAATATCACACTCCTTAAGCTCTTCGACACATGCTTCTTCACATTCTTTATCGTTGACATCACACTCACTAGTACATTCAAAGTATTGATCTGTGCAATCTTTTTCATTGTTTTCCATTGATTAACTCTATCTTTATTGGTCCATCCAATCTTTCTAACACACTCTGTACCGAATATGCAGTAAAGATCTGAGGAATTATAAATGCTACCATTGCTATGATCCAAAAGACATAGTAATAGTTCTCTTTATTCTGTGTTCTCATAGTATTGGTAGTTGTTTTGCGTCCGTATCAAACTGTACTACATTATTCAATAATGTCAAGTCAAACGCCATAGTTATTCTAGGTTCGTCTGTCTTATGCCTTGTTGTATAATGTGGTATGTAATTAGGAAACAAAGTTATAGTACCTGCTTCGTTCTTTAATTCAAAAGGTTTGTCATGTTCAAATGGACAGACATATATCGTAGAACTATCACCACACTTAACAGTAACGTGACCTCCCATATATGTGTATCCATGTGCAGAATGATAATGTTTTTGAATCTTCTCACCCTTCCTCATGACGTTGAACCAACATCTAATACGAGTACGAGGGACTATATGATCGTTTCCAAAAATACTTTTCACATATTGTTTGTGAAACTTTTTAATCTCTTTACGAACTTGATGTATAATATCATAATCCCATGTCTCTTTATCCATGACATTAAAATATTGAAACCTAGAAGTAACACTCTTTGGTCCTAACATAGTACTACCATCACTAGCAGCAGGATACTTATCGACAAGTTCTCTTTCTTTCTTTAATAAGAGTTCTGTTAATACATCAAGGTCTATATCAATTTTCTTTTTACCTATAGTATACTTCCACTCAGGTGCAAAATCTGAAAAGATAGGTGGATTCTCAAAATCATAACCAACCCAATCAACTCCATCTCTTAGTTTCAACATTCTTACATCTTCACCTTGTTGAAACTCTGGTTGCTCCTGTCCAGGACGAGATCTGTCTCGTGTAACTACGATACCAGTATCAATCATAATTTAAAGCCAGCAAATGTATCTTTCTTAACGTCTTGCTTGATGCTACCCACAACATAGCTCTCGACCTCTGTCTCTTGTGGTGCAACCTGCATACCCTTAGAGGATAACCAGTGTGCAGTCCATGGTAATGGATTGTTTGCTAGAGGAATATCAAAGATTGCTTTGAGACCCATAGATTTTAACCTACGATTAGCAGTCCATTCAACATAGTTCTGTAGAAGTTTGTCATTCAATCCAATGATTGATCCATCCTTAAACAAATACTCTGCCCACTCCTTCTCTTCTTGAACACAATCCTTAAACATTTGATAGACATGTTCCTCTTCTTCCTTAGCAATCTCAATCATCTCTGGATCATCTCCCTCTTTCCATTTATTAAGAATGTTCTGCGTGACAGCCATGTGTTGTGATTCATCTCTGGCGATGAGTGATATGATCTTTGCACTTCCCTCCAAGAGCTTGAGTTCCCCAAAAGCAAAACTACAAGCGAAAGATACATAAAACCGAACACCTTCCAGTATATACACATTTGCTACTGCCCTATAAAGTTTACGTTTTAAATCTCTAAGTGTCCATTCAGCATTGATGTGATCTCTCCATCCTTCTTTCCACATGTTACTTTGATCATACTCATGTGCATAGTTAATGAACTCATCGTATGCCTTAGTGACTGACTCTGCACGTGCAATTATTTTATCATCATCCAAGATAGTATCAAAAACCTCCGATGGATCTGAGTATACATTCTTAATGATGTGAGTGTAAGACCGACTATGAATCATCTCCATAGTCTGCCATATATTCATGCAACCTTCAAGCTCAGGTAGTGAACAGTATGGAGCAAAAGCCATACCAGGAGCACGACCTTGAACGGAGTCAAGGAGAATTTGGTACTTGAGGTTTGCTGTAAATATATGTTTCTGTGCTTCATTTAATGTAGGGTAGTCTGCTCTGTCTTTCTGTAAGGATACTTCTTCTGGTCTCCAGAAAAATCCTAATTGTGTTTGTGTTAACTTATCAAAGATAGGATACTTAAACTTATCGTATCGTTGAACTCCTAATGGAGGTCCAAAGAACATTTGTCCTTTGGTGGTATCGTTCTTCTGTAGATTGAAGACGGTTATACCTTTAATATCAGATCGCACAGGCATCGCAGTTACTTTCCTCCGTAGCAAAAATGTCGTCTAGTAAATTAGAAATGGTTTGTTTTTCTTCAGGTAAGGGATCATCATTCTTAGAATCATATGTATTTTGATAGTAAGAAGTCTTCCAACCATACTTATATGTGGTTAGTAGATCCTGTGCCATCACTGAAGTAGGAACTTCAGCGTTGTCGAAATGCTCTGGATTATAGGACCAGTTTCCAGAAATCGCTTGATCAAAGAACTTCTGCATAACTGCAACAATATTAATATACCCAGTATTGCTAGGCATATCCCACAGCAACGTATAGTTGTTCTTAAGAGATCCAATTTGGGGGACAACTTGTTTAAGAGGTCCCTTCTTAGATTTCTTGACCGAGAGATAATCTCTGGGTGGTTCAATGCCATTTGTAGCATTGGAAACAACTGAGGAAGATTCGGATGGCATCTGTGCAGATAACGTACTATGTCTGAGTCCATGCATAAGGATACTTCCTCGCAGTCCTTCCCAGTCACAGTTAAGTTTGTTCTTAACCAGTTCATCTACATCCTTTTTGTAAGTATCTATAGGTAAAAGACCATCAGAATACTTAGTACGTTCAAAGTAATCACATGGACCTTTGTCCTTAGCAATTTTATTAGATGACTTGAGTAGATAGTATTGGAATGACTCTGTAAGATCATGTACCAACTGCCATGCTTTTGGATCCTCATACTTAACACCTTGCTTGGCAAGATAGTGTGCGAGTCCAATAAATCCGATGCCTAAAGAACGCCTTGCAAGGGTGCTCTTTCGTGCTGCATCTACTGGATATGCTTGATAGTCTATCAACTCCTCCAGACCTCGCACAGCAAGGTCACAGAGTTCTTCCATCTCTTCAAGGTTCCTCAACTTACCTACATTAATAGCACTAAGAATACATAATGCAATCTCACCTTCACCATCAATGTGTTGAATAGGTGTAGTAGGTAGAGTAATCTCTTGACATAGGTTACTCATAGTAACCTTATCTTTAAAGGATGAATGATCATTACAGTGATCGATATTCATTATGTAAATACGACCTGTCTCTGCTCTCTCCTTAAGAAGATCAAGTATTAATTCTTGGGCAGCAATAGTCTTTCTAGGGATGGTCTGGTCGGACTCGTACTCTCTGTAGAGGTCGTCAAAAGACTCAGTTCCGAAAGCATCATATAAACCAGGAACATCGTGAGGAGAGAATAAACTAATGTTCTCACTTGTAATAAACCTTTCATAAAATAGTTTACTTAACTGGATACTGTAGTCGAGTTTTCTGACTCGGTTGTCTTCTGTTCCTTTGTTATTTTTGAGAACCAAGATGTCCTCGATTTCTTGATGCCAGATAGGAAAGTGGACAGTTGCGGACCCGCCTCTGATCCCGTTTTGAGTACAACATCTGACAGTAGACTCAAATTTCTTAAGGAAGGGTACAACACCTGTGTGCTGAACCTCTCCACCTCTGATTCTAGAATTGATTCCTCTGATTCGTCCAGCGTTAATGCCGATACCAGCCCTTTGTGCAACGTATTTCCCAATAGCCATATCAGAGCTAAAGATACTATCGAGGGTATCGTCAGAATCAACCAGAACACAAGATGCAAATTGACGTATGGGTGTTCTGACACCTGCCATAATGGGCGTTGGGATGTTGATTTTGTGTTTGGAGATTGCGTCGTAGTAGTTTTTGACATAGTTAAGTCTAATGTCTGAAGGATAATTTGCGAACAGTGTAGCAGCAATCATTATGTACATGTACTGTGGACTCTCATAAACCTCACCAGTACTCCTATCCTGTACAAGATACTTGTCTACAACTTGTCTAAGACCAGCATAAGTAAACAACAAATCACGGTCGTGATCGATCCATGAATTAATTTGCTCCCACTCTTCGTTTGAATATTTAGATTCAATCTCTCCATCATATACACGTTTAGTAACACATGATTGAATCTGTGTTTTAATATGTGGATGTGATTGAGTCCACAAAGGACCATCAACCTGCTTATACAATGAATACAAGAGCAGTCTTGCTGCTACAAACTGATAATTATAATGTTCTATATCAATTAGATCACTCGCTGACCTAATAAGAATCTCATGAATGTCTGAAGTTTTAATACCATCATAAAACTGTAGACCAGAGTTCATCTCAACTTGTGATGCACTAACACCACTACCGAGACCTTCACAAGCGTCTGCTACTACTCTATGAATTTTATCAAGGTCAAGTGGGGTGACCTCACCGTCTCGTTTTACTACGTTGATTCCATTGCTCATATTTTCTTCCAGTCGTTTAATTTAAGAGTTGCTTCCAATCCAGAATATGAATTAGATTCTACCACGCTTTGCACGTTATGTCCAGAAAGATACATATCGTTTATGTCCTTCTGCTGAATATTCTTAGGCCAAATTACTACTTTACCTCCTCCATCGATGGTCTTTGCGATTCGCTTGACGATTTCTCTATTGCGTGGTTCGTTATCATAAACGTAAATATAATCGCTCCAGCCAAACGTCCGAATATCAACATCAGACCCAGCCATCGCAACGGAATTCTGAATGAAGGTACTGTCAAACGGTCCTTCAGTAATGTAAATCGGTTTTTCATGATCTATTCTGTCTAGTCCATAGATTTTTGGTTTGTCCTCATCAAGCATGACCGTGATGTACCGTAACTTAGCCGTCTTGGCTAGGGATCTACCTTGATATCCAAACAACCTTCCATCTTTATCCCTGAATGGAATAATGATCCTGTCATCATCACCCCTAAGACTGTCAAAAGTCCTCTTCTGTTCGTTAGTCCACGCCTTAAACTTAGGACAGTAATAGAACAGATCAAGGACTTTGATTCCTCTATCTTCGAGATATTTTCGTGCAGGGTGTGATGTATTTAGATCAGAAATCTTATCTAAATTGATACCATTTTTCTTAAAGACAGGTGCTTTAAAATTGAATTTTGGGTTGGGTGTAGTAGTAGCCTTACCAGTCGTTCCCTGCTTAAATTTCTCCATGACAAATTGGTCATGAAGTAATGTGTCTTGATCCTTTAAAAAATTAGATAATGTTCTGCCTACACCACAATTGTGACACTTATATACAAAATCATTCTTAATTTTAAACAAGTATCCACGTGCTTTATTCTTCCTTTTCTGTGAGTCACCACAGTACGGACACCTAAAATTAAAAAGGTCTGCCTTCTTTCTAGTGAAGAGGGTCAGACGAGGCGAGACGAGTTGTATGTATTTTACGTCGATATACGACATTCCATCAAGCGGTATCTGATGGATATATTGTAGAGCTTGATACAGGTTTTGTCAACTGTTCTTGTGACGGTCCGATAATTGGTTTGAGGATGGTCTGTCCGACTGGACTAACGAGGAAAGATATAATACTAAGAGCACCAAAAATAGACCACATCTTCTTCTCCATGACTTGAAGACGGTCATCGACTTTTCGGATGTCTCTCTCGCATCCTTTCTTGATCTCATCTGATCTCCTGTTAACCTCTCTATGCAATGACTCTACCTTCTCAAAGAGTACTGCATCAATTCTGTCTTGCTTGTCTAACTTTTCATTATGCACAGCAAGTAACTCCCCCATTTTAGTGGAGTTGTCAGATAATTTATCTACAACCTTTTCCAGTCGCTCTAATATTGCTGCGTTTATCTCGGACATTAGACATTACGAATTGCAAAATCCAGTGCAGACTGGAACGTTGCAGCATCCTTATTAACCATGAACCTGAACTGATCCTTATGGGTATCATCCAGTGAACCATAGCATGCTGCGATCTTCTTAGCAGAAAAGTTATCTAGATTCTGTACAGATCCATCAGAGAACTGTACTTTTGCCATATCATTCTCACCAAAATCAGGAACATCCTTAGTTGCTACTGCAACTGCTACTTCAAGAGCATCCTTTTGACTTAATGTAGTTTCTTTAATCATGTTATCACCTTCTAATTCTTTAGAGTTATTCAATGTTTTTAATTTTTTAGTTTGTGAACCTGCCTTCTTCTTGAAGTCAGATAACCTTGCCTTCATCAGAACATCCATCTCTTTGGTTTTGTTCTGCATCTTTTGCTTGGCTTCACCACGTTTTTTCTGTAGTTCCTTTCTACGATTGAGTTTTTTCATTTGCCCAATCTGTTTCTGAGCACGTTCTGTTTCGTTAGGAACGGATTCAGCAATAGGAGTTTCTAATTCTTCTTTCTTCATCTTTCTACGTTGGATACGTGACATCAGATCTTTAGCATCTTTAGAGCGGCCATCAAGTTTGGAGTTACCCTTCTTATATTTACGTGCCGACTTAGTATTAACAAAGACAAAAGCAGGTGGCAGTGCAAGACCGCTACCATCTCCAGCCATCATTTCGGAAAGTCGTTTCATATCAGATTGAGTTCCTTCAGACACGTTTTGTCTATGTCTTTATTTAGTGATTCAGGCAACCTGTCTAGAAAAACCATAAAGGATTTAATAACAGGCCAGTAATTGTTCTCGATTTTATAGAACAACAATGGTGTTGCTGCATCGCCAAAGACATTATACAATAATATAATATGATTCAATATTAAATGTTTACGAAACTCCCCAGTAGTTTCATACCTTCTGAGGAGTCGTTTAATATATTTGAATCTTTTCAAATCCTCCTCGAAGTCAGCATATGTAACTGATTGAGGATTATTATAATTTTTAATAGCGAATAGGATCCAGTTATCCTGTGTCAATTCATCAAATTTCATTTACATAATTATGTAACTGTTAATGTGGCAGCAGTTGAAATCACAGGAGTTGCACCTTGTGATGTACCAACTACACATCTGTACTTATTGCCGTCATCTCCAGCTGCTGTTGCTGCTGTAGTATATGTTGCAGTAGTATCATTAGTTCCAGTTGAAACATCAGCGAAGTTAACACCATCTGTGCTGACCTGCCATTGATATGTTGCTGTAGCACCTACTCCGTTTACATTAACTGTAACGTCTGAAGCACCACCGTATGTACCAGTTCTGCTGAGTGTCAATGTGTCATTGTCAGTGTATCCACCACCTTTACCAACTAGGGTAGCTGTAGCAGCACCGTTCGCATCAAC